CAAGAAACATATAAAATACTACGGTATTGTGTTCGCTGGTTCAGGTTCAGGTAAAGATTTTGCCTTTGACACTGTGAGTGCTTCTTTTAATATAGATGAAAAGACATATTCAGATGAGATAGTAAGATGCTTTGGTTTAAATACTGGAAAGTTTAGTGGTATATCGGCTTATGATCCAGATGAGTTAGAAAAACTGGCAGATAATTTACCTAAGTCACAGATATTAGGACTTGACGGCACAAAAGAAGGTTTATTTAGTGTTGCTCGCAGTCAAAGCGTAAGTAATTTTGGTTCATTAAACCTAAAATCATCAGAGTTTGGTGATATAATCAACGGTTCAGCAGATCTCCTAGGGAAACTTAAAGAGATGTACGACGGAAAGCTTATGGCTAAGGTTATTAAATCAGAGAATGTAGGTTCTATTGGTGATATAACTGTAAACTTTATGGCTTTCGGTTCACATGCTGGAGTCAGCAGCCTGGCAAGAGATGAGTTTTATAAACTTGCTTCATCAGGTATGTACAGGAGATCTTTTATTTTAGACATACCTCCTAGTAAAACTGTTCCTAATAACTTGGATATTTCATTGGTTGCTACAGTTAATCATATAGGTAAGATGAAGTCTAAGGCAATGAGTTCTCATTCGGCTTCATCAACTGTAAATAATGTTTATGACAACGTAATGGACTGTTCAGAGGCAGCCTATGCAGAGAGTCTTGCAATCGGAGATATTCTTGTTGAACAATCTAACGATAATATTTACGATGAAGTCTTGAAGGCAGAGATTGGCGCACTAGAAATGATTGTTGATCTTGCACATATAATCTGTTTTATAGAACTTGCAGATTGTGTTGAGGTTTCTCACATAAACAAGGCTTATGATTTCTACAAGAGATGTCGTAAAACTACTCAAGAAACTTTTGACATCAAGCGTCCATATAAGATTATGTATGATATGATTAATCGTAGACCTGGCATCACTATGAGTGAGATGGTTTCTATGAACACGGATGTTCCATCATCTAAAAGTAAATTCAATGACGAGCTATTGCTTGTTGAAGAAGCATGCTATATTAATGGTCAGATATTATCAAAGACAGGAGTTAAGGTTGAACGATTTAATATTGCAGAGCCTCCAATTAATGACAACACCAAGTTGGTTGTTGGAGTTTGTATTGACAATAATGGTAATAAGTCTATTGACTATGCGCCAATGGAAGTACCATTGTTTGGAGAAAACAATTCGATTGAAGCGCTGGTTCAATCTATCGATCCTCAAAGTTTTACACTGGCACATTATGAGGCAAGTAAACAAGCTGTAAATGGACACAGGAGAGCCGAAAGCTTTATATCAGGGCAGAATGTTATCGGGTTCGATATCGACGACTCAATGAGCTTAGCTGACGCTCTAGTGCTAATGAAACCATATACATATTTAATATATACAACAAAATCACATCAAAAGGAAAAAAATGGAAAGGTTCTTGACAGATTTAGGATAATCTTACCGACAAAAACTACTTTTTACGTTGATGAGGAGCAGCATAAAGAGCTGTACGACAACGTCGCTGAAGTACTCGGCATTCAAATTTATGATAGACAAACAAGAAATGTAAGTCGCTTCTGGTTTACAAGTCCATCATGTGAGATTTTCACGAACGTGGCAGAGAACATTGATGTTACGGCTACTTTGCCTGAAACAGCAGCCAATAAGAAGTTCATCGAAAATATGGAATATCTTGCCGAGAACTATGACGACAGAGCAAATGAGTCAATCAAAGGTTTTACTAAGTGGTTCTTTGCCAACACAGATGATGGTAATAGAAGCGATCACCTATTCAGGTTAGGTAAGTTCATGAAAGATTTAGGTGAAGACGCAGGCAAATACATTGAAGATTTCAATGCGATGCTTGATGATCCACTTAAACCTGCAGAGTTAAACAATATAATAAAGTCGGTATCAAGATGATGGTAAATGAATGGTTTCCACTTATGTTTATTGGTGTTGTTATTTGCTGTGTGTTATCTGTTGCATATTTAGATTAAAACATAGTGTCCCTGCAGTTGTGCATACCAATCTAATTTCAATTCCAACAAGGAGAACCTATGGATGAAAAGATTATGGAAATGTTTCTTAAAGAGAACCAAAGTCCCTATTATATACACAATGAGTTAAACTGTTCTATTAAGCAGGTCTACCATTGCATAAAGCAGCACGAAGAAAGTGTTAGAGCTTCACAAAAAAAAGAGATTACTTATGGTGATTAAAGGTAAAGAAGATATTCATTCTGATGGAATAAAATGTCTAGTATATGCAGAGTCAGGTTCAGGTAAGACTTCATTGGCTGCCACACTTGATCTACCAAGAACTTTAGTTATTTCTTTTGAGTCAGGATTGCTTAGTATACTTGATGAAGAAGGTGGTGAACATATTCAATATGTTGAACCTAAAAGCTTAGGTGAACTCAAAGATGTTTATGATGAACTCAATAATAACAAAGATTTTGCAGCCAAGTATGACACTATCTTTATCGACAGTTTGTCAGAGATAAGTGATATGATGATTGCTGCACTAAAGCAAGATCCGACAGTTTACACTGGTATGAAAGACAACATGAAATTATATATGATTGCTCAAGAGAAGATGATTGGCATAGCTAAATCATTTAGAGATCTCAAGGGATTTAATGTATTCATGACAGCATTGGCTGGAACGCAGACAACTAATATGGTTGAGAAGCTTTTACCAAGTATGGCAGGTCAGAAACTTGCACCTAAATTGTTACCTCTATACGATTTTGTATGGAATTTAAACGTAGATAGTGATGGAACTAGAAAGTTAATCACACAACCAACGAATAGCATAACAGCTAAGAGTCGTTCAAGAAAACTTGAGCAAGCAGAAGAGCCAAACCTAGGCAACTTAATCCAAAAGATCAAAGGATAATATTATGGCAGGATTTTTTAACGTACCGAGTGAATTAGTAAAGGCAGAAAACGAGCAAACAATGGGTTTCTCAGGATTAAAGAGTGCATTATACAAAGCTAAGTTAATTGCAGTATATATAGTAGAAAGTGCTTCTTCAGAATCAAGAGCATTGACAATTCAATATCAAGTAGATGGTTCAGATAAGATCCATTATGAGTCTCTTTGGTATCAAGAAGGTCGTGGTCTAAATACTTATGCATGTAAGAAAACAGGTGTAGAGAAATTGTTACCATCGTTTACTCAGATGTTAGATATGTTTGCAGCCTGCGGTGTTGATATTGATACAACTGTTCCAGAGCAATTAGTTGTTAAGCATTATGGTGCTGAAGCTTCTTACCCTGTATTCAAAGAGTTCACTGGTAAAGTTGTTACTCTAGGTGTTAGGCATTTATTAAAAGATGATTACAAAAACTCAACTGATATAGATGACACTCAAACTATTCAACTGTTTATAGGTGATGACGGTAAGTCAGGTGGAGAAATTCGTGGTGCTAAGAATGCATACACTGTAGCTGGTTGGGAAAAGATGATTGCTAAGAAGCCAGATCTTGATCAACGTAAAGACTCTAAAGTTGGAGCAACTACTACAGCAACAGGCGATACTCCAGCACCAGCAGTTAAATCATGGTAATAGAGTTAAATCGTGATGACATTGAGAAAGCTATTATCAACTATGTCAATGATGAAATTCTTGGCTGTAGAGTTGGTAAAGGTGAGAGCAATATCACAGTTACGCAAGCTAAATCTGCAAAGGCTTCAGTCAAAGTAGTAAAAGTTGAAGTGGATATTTCAGAGTAGGGCTATCCCTACAACACAAACACCGAAGTATCTCTTCGGTTTTGTGTATATCATTACATTTACAGATGGCAGCCAATATATAGGCAAGAAGCAAATATGGATGGAGAAAAACCTACCAGCTTTAAAATCAGGAATAGTTAGAAAAGGGTTCGAACGAATATATAAAATCAAAAAGAGAAAGAGAGTTCCAATAGATCATGGATTTATTGAAGATAAGTGGAGAGACTATGAAGGTAGCAGCCAATATAGAGACGGCAGAGTTGTTAAAAAGAAAGAGATATTGCATTGGACATTTTCAAAGAAGCAGAATACATACCTCGAAGAGAAGGAGATGTTCTCCAGGGGTGTTCTCGAAACCGATCATTACCTCAATGCAACAATCAGAAACGTATATTTTAACAAGGAGTTTAGAGATGGAAATAGATAAAGGTGCTAAGTATAGAAAGAAAGTTAAGTCTACAACGATAGATGTATATGATGTGCTTCAAGCGTTTGAAGTTACAAATCCTGCAATACAGCATGCACTCAAGAAGTTGTTGGCTGCGGGACAACGAGGTCATAAAGATATGATGACAGATTTAAACGAAGCAGCCTGGTCAATCCAACGTGCTATACAGATGGAGGAAGAATGATGACAGATACTATTAAGATGAATAAATTTGGCTGTAATAAATGGAAATCTAAATGACAATGAATAACTTTTGTTTGAAATATAACTTACAAAAAACTTCTGTAAAAGTCAGTAAGCATAAGGGGCAAATTAGTAAGGATGCCTTTTACAAACCGAATAGAGGTACTTATGAAGTACATGAAAGTTATTTCATAAGAAGAGCAGAATTTAAAAAGCGTGTGAAAAATTATAGTCATAGTATGTACTATTTTTTATCAGAGTTCTTTAGTGATGCACAAATAATAGAGAGCATCAACAAAGAAACTGGTGTTAGTAAAACAACACTAAGAACATACTTCAGTAGCAGAATGTTTGCTATTGACTACTCATCTATTTTGAATATAAAAATATCTTGTATAGAATGGAAAATATACAAATACTATAAAAAGATGGAACGAATATTGAATAAAGTTATGCGGTATCGCAGAAAAAAAGGTAAGTTCAAAGTTGAATACATTTTAGACTTAAGAATGAAGAAGGAGAAGTAATGTTTAAGGTTTTAACAGAAGGATGCAAACCTACAAGAGGAACTAAATACTCAGCTTGTGTAGATTTATATTCAAGTCAAGATGTTGTGATAGGAGCTGGAGAGACTAAAATTATAGGACTTGGTGTTGCTATTGATGAACTAGAATTAAGGGAAATAGAACTTGATTATAAGAATAATAGATTTTTAAGTTCTCACTATCTACAAGTAGCACTAAGAAGCTCACTCGGTAAAGCAGGTTTAATTATGCCTAATGGTGTAGGTATTATAGATATGGATTACAAAGATGAGATTAAGATTATTATTCACAATCCATTAAACCTAGATGATGCGTATCAAAGTGCGAATAGTATTGAGCCAGAAGACTATAAAATCTCTAAAGGTCAAAGAATAGCACAAACTACATTATTAGAACACAAAAGCTATTTATTCGGTATTGAGTCGGATGTAGTGCGTAATGGTGGATTAGGCTCAACAGACACAGTAAGCTGAGTTGTAGTTTTACAATATATAAAATGATAAGTAATGTTAAAAAGAAGTATGGAACAAATATATTACGATATAAACAATAAAAGAATTGTTACATTAAACAGTTTAAATAAAATCAAAAAAGAGGTGCAATATGGCAAATAATAAAGATAATTTAAAGTTATGGGAACAGGTGCAAGATACACCAAAAGAACTAGATGATAAATACTTTGAGATAGCTAAAGAGAGAATAGAAAATACAGGAGAAACAAAATGAAAGCAGAATTTGAAAAAGAGTTAAAACACAATGAAGTAACTGAAGAATTGAGAACTAATCATTTCACAAGCACTGGCGAATACTCAACTGATGAAGTAATTCTTGAGTGGTATAATAAAGACAAATCAAACAAAACAGCAAGTGAAGCATGGGATGACAATCAAGAAGCAATAAGCATCTCCGAAAAAGGATTACTGTGAATTTAATGTTTAAATAGTTAGTGGGTATAACGTATACCTACTAGGGTATTTAAACTATCTCTTCATCCCATTCTTAAAGTTAAGCTGACCTCTTCTCTGTAGGTTGTTACCAAATAATTTTAAGCCCATCTTTTCTATTTTATCTAGTTCTAGTTGTAGAGCATCATCTTCATATCGTTGCATGCCATAAGAGTCGTGTACATCTAACCATTCCATCATGTGAGTAACTAGCATTTCTAAACTATCTACCCTATCATCATGCTTAATACATCCTTTTTCTTTACTCATGTGAGTAAGTTGATAAGTTAATGTATACTTGGCTGCACCACCAAAGTCTTTTTCTAACTGTTTACGGTCAAAGATTAGTCTATGCTGGTTCATCACAGGCTCAAGAGTGTCGATAATTCTATTCTCTTTATTTTTGGTAGCAGTTACTTCTTCTAGGTCTATCTTAGCTTTACGCATTTCGATCAAAGGTTTTAGCATGTGCATAAACGCACCATCACCAAAGTTTGACTCAATTACAACTGTATTAACTTTATACATAACAGCCAAATCTACAAGACCTTTTAAAGTCTCTTCATCATAACCACCTTCTACACCACCGAATGATAGAATGAATATCTTACCGTTAAGTAATGCGCCAATTGTGTACCCTGTTTCATCAGCACCACGACCAGATGGATCTATTGTCATGGCTATGTATTCGAATGGCTTACGTTCATCTGACTCCCATTTAGGAGACATAAGACTATCACCAGTAAAACCCCAGTGCTTTAAGTCTTTGATTTTATTTTCGCTAGAATATGTATATCTTAGAGGATTATCAACTGAGTCAATATCTGTAACGATTAAATCTTTTAGTTTTAATGGGAATTTAAGATCGTCAGAGTCAGCTGGATTTAAAAGATATTGTAAGTTGTATGCAGATTTACCAATCTTTAATCTACGCTTTGCTAAAACCTCAGCAGGAAATCTTTCATCCACTGCAGTACCAGCTAGGTCAGGAAACTTTTTAAGTCTAGCAGCCAAGTAAGGTGCTAATCTATGTTCATATAAAGACTCATCATTCGGATATTCAGCAGGAACAATAAATACTTCGTATCCACCTTTCTCTAATTCTTTATAGATTGACTCCTGAGATTGATATGTACCAAGAATAACAACTTCACCCTGAGTATCTTCAGTACCCTCTGAAATCAGAAGGTTAATAGCTTCGTTAAAGAAATGTATTAATAATGCTCTTGCATCTGGTGTACGACTGTTAGTTGGCTGCTCAATATCATCTGATACGATAAGAGTTGCACGGAAACCAGCTAGACCAGTTTCAATACCAGCAGCAAACATGTTAGGTGAGTCAGAAGGTTTAGAGCCATTAACATCAAAGTGATCTCCAGCTTTTCTTTGTTTGTTTGAAGGGTATAGATGTTTGAGAAGCGGAACGCTTCTCATCATTGCTAGACAGAAGTTAGTAAAGTTTTTAGAACGCTTACTAGAACCAGACAAAACCAAAATATGTTCGTCCTGATTTCTAAGTAAACGCCATAGAACATACAACTGTGCAGTCAGAGATTTACCTAGACCACGCAATGCTAGAAGCATTTTATCATTGATGTCATCTCTACCTAAGAAAGCAGCCATCTCAAGCTGAGCCTCAGTAGGATCAGGTAGTCCCATCTGCTTAAACATGTATGCGAAGAACATACCAAAGTCGTTAACTATATCATGTAGTGTATAGTCTTCAACAGGTTTATTTCTTTTCATTACTGTCCAGTGCTTTTAAGACTTTGTCATGCATTGAGTCTTCTTCTTTATGCTCTTCTTTGATGTCATTGTTTCTTAGCAAGGTCATCATTGGAGCAAGATCTCTTGGATGTATGTCCCCAGCTT